GCCCCGTCAAGCCAAAAGCATCATTGCCCACTTGTTGCATGGTAAATTTTGCGGTTCCCAAATCTTGCGCAGATGGCACTAACTGAAAGTTTGCTGCCGATGATCCATATAAAACAAACGTTTTATTCTTTGAAAATATCGCCAATGATGAGCCAGAGCTATTACCAGTTTGAGGAATCATGCCTGTTACGTTAGTTCCTAACGCAATTTCAGATGCACCTAAAACAACCGTCCAAGAATAAGGATTCCCAATAGACGATAATTGAACGCTACCAAGGAAACTAAGGAATAAATAATTCTTCCATGCTGTAATGTGTTCAGGCGTATCAGTTGCCATGCCTGTACGAATTGGAATGTAATTAGTTCCGTCAAATTCAAAAGCTAAATTAACCCCATCACAACCATACATTTTTTCCGTTACTGTTGATCCTGTGAAGTTGTAATTCACAAACTCTAATATGCCATTCGTGCCGCCTGCTGCGCGAGTAATTGCCGTTGCTGCGCTAGTAGCTACACCTTTTTTTGTCGCCCCGACATAAATATCATTCCCATTTGCGAATGACCCCGTTACTGGTGTAATAATCAACGTTCCTACTGCATCAGTTCCCCACGTACCAGACCGAGTAAGAACCGCAACCACCGTTGCCGTTTTAGTTGGGACAGCAGCATCAGCAATGGTATCACCTACCGCAATTGGAGTTGTCCCGCCTGCTGCGCTTGAGAATTGCAGCTCAGTGCCAAACGTCACTTTTACCCAACCGGAGGAAGTTGATTTGTACATATCCCCAGCCGTGCCGCCTGCATTATCTCTGAACGCATACCATACATCTTTATAAAGCCAGATGCCGCGAATCTTTCCGCTACCCGGCACAGCTAAAATTCTTGCGCGTTGATTGTTTGCAGCAAGCAATTTGTAATCTGCATTATCTGATTGAGTCGATGCCCCATTCATCACTGCTGTACTACACGTCCCTTGCACTATTGCTGAGATCGTAAAGTTTTCAGATACAAACGTACCTGTTAAGTCGCCAAGAACTAATGACGTAGAATTGACTTGCAATACTTTTGCTGTCGCTGCGCTAGTTTGACCAGTGATTGTATTGCCTACTGCAACTGTTCCAGTAATCACTACTGGCATAAGCCAATAGTCTTCATTAGTCGGCGAATCTTGACCGTCGAATCTTTCAAACCCATCAATGCGACGATACCCGCCTGATATTTCAGGCTCATAGTTTTGAGCGTCAATGCATCGCCCCGCAGGTAACGCAATCGCGGGTGTTTGCAAATCTAACCCGCCACCGAGCGGAGTATAGTTAGGAATGATTTGTGCGATCATGCTAAAGCCGAAGCCGTTAAAAGTTCTGGTAATCGGTCATCTTCCATCCGACGAAGCAACCGCTTGTATTCTGTCGTTCCACGTTGAACAACTTCACTTGACGCTTCATACATTCCATAGAACTGCATCGCGCGGTAGATGATTGCCATGTGAAATTTTGTAGGCATTGCTGGTGTATCGGTATCAGAAGTCAATTCAACCGGAGCCGTAAAGTAATCACCTAAGATCGTATATCCATCATCAGCAATAGGGCCTAAACAAATAGCCTTATCAGGAGCGATCGACATTACAAACGGCCTTGTTAAAGTATCTCTCAATGCACCGTAGTAATACCCATCGCGCCATGCTTCATAATCAATGTACGACATGAAAATCTCAGAGGTCGTACCTGTTGAAGTCACGTAATTTCTGAATGTATCCCTAGCCCAACAGCCAAAGTTTTGCAGATCAATACCGATGAATTAGTGGTTGGCGATTTGGTTGGATCGTTTGAAGTAGAGAATTTCACGATAGGCGGCACAGTTCGCGGAACGTGTGAGCCTGAATTATTGGATGGTGCAACGACTCAAACATTAAACGTTGATTACAAGTTACTTGCTGCAAACAATCAACGAGATAAGATACTCACTGTGCCGGGCAGCGGAAAGATTCGCGGCATTTGGCTTTATAAAGATGTGTGGTATGCCTTCCGTGATAATGCTGGCGGTACTGCTGGCGACATGTACAAATCTACTTCTGGTGGATGGGTTAAAGTCAATTTTGGAACTGAATTGCAGTTTTCAAGCGCGACAGGTGGGACACCTCCTATTGTGGCTGGTGATACGATTGCTGATGCTGCCGTCCCAACTAAAACTGCAACGGTGGTGGCGGTTCTTACTCGATCTGGCACATGGGGAACGGATGCGGTAGGGACATTAATTATTACGCCCGTTACTGGATCGTTTGGGAGTGGCAATGATATTTATGTGGGCGGGACTAAAAAAGGTGTGACAACTTCCGCAGCTACTTCAATTACTCGATTGCCGGGCGGGACAAATGGCATCCTTGAGTTTTCAAACTATAATTTTACAGGCTCCACATCGACCGAAAAAATGTATGGTTGTGATGGTGTTAATTTGGCTTTTGAGTTTGATGGTACAAATTACATTCCAATTCGTACAGGAATGGTAACGGATACCCCTCAACATATTGCAACATGGAAAAATTATTTAATACTATCGTTCCTCGGTAGTGTTCAGCTATCAGCAATTGGTAGTCCGTACTCATGGACTGCGGTGCTTGGTGCGCAAGAAATTGCATTAGGAGAAAATGTCTCTGGCATGTTGCCTCAAACTGGTAATAGCTCTGGATCATCATTGGCGATTTTTAGTAGCTCAAAAACCTATGTTTTGTACGGTTCTTCATCAGCTAATTTTCAGCTAGTTCCTTCAATTGAAGATTTAGGAAGCTATAAATTTACAATGCAGCAAGTCGGCAATGATGCTTTTTCATTGACAGGGCGCGGCATTCAACGATTAGTGACTACTTTGACGTATGGTGACTTTTCATTTACAAGCGTTTCTCAGCTTATCCAACGTTTGATGACAAGCAAGCTAGGCATGGAATGTGCATCAACTACGTTAAGAACAAAAAATCAATATCGACTATATTTTAATGATGGAACTGGATTAGCTGTCGGATTGACGGGCGATAAGATCAGTGGAATTATGCCGCTAAATTACGGTGATCGCGTAGTGCGTTGTATGGCAACAGGCTTTCTTTCTACGGGGATTGAACAAACATGCTTTGGCTCCGATGATGGTTATATTTACATGGATAATGTAGGAACCAGTTTTGACGGTGACGTGATCGAATCGTGGGTTCGCCTGCCGTTTAATAACATCGGGTCTCCACAGGTTAGAAAGCGTTTCCGTAGAGCTGTGCTTGAAATTTACGTTACAAATTTTGCGCAAGTAAAAATCTCTTATGACTTTGGATATGCAAACCCAAATGTAAATCCTTCTGCTATTACTAATGATCAAATGTTTGATGGTGGTGGCGACTATTGGGATAAATTCACATGGGATCAATTCACATGGGATGCGCAAGTTGTTCAAACGTCTAGTCTGTCATTGGCTGGAACGGAAAAGAATTTGTCAATTTTATTTTATAGTAACCGCGCACAAGATACCCCGCACGTTTTGCAAGGCGTTACAATTATGTACACCCCACAAAGATTAGAAAGATAAGTATGGCTAATGATTACTACACCCCTTCGGGAAATCCTGAAACGTTAAATCGCGGATCATCTGCCGTGATTCGTGCTGAATTTGACTCGGTTCAAAATGCGTTTGACTTGCTGCCATCGCTTGAGCAAGCCTTTGGCGGTTCGGCAAATTACGCTGTTGATTCTGGCGTTGTCAACGCCTATGTAATTACCGTCAATGCGGGCATTGTTTCTTTGACTCAAGACGGTTTAGCGTTTAGATTTAAGACTGCGAATGCGAATACATCATCAGCCACATTAAATACAATTTCGATTGTTCGGCAAAATGGTGACCCGCTAGAAGCTGGCGATATAGTTGTTGGTATGAATGACGTAGTTTATAACACGACAACATCAAAGTTTCATTTAATGTCAACGTCTTTGCTATCGGTTGCAAATGATGCTGCGGCTAGTGCGGCTGCTGCGGCTTCAAGCGCAAGTGCTGCATCAGGGTTTGCTAGTGCCGCTTCGGATAGCGCGGATGATGCGGCATTGTCTGCCGTATCAGCGGCTAACTCGCCCAGCACTAATACAACGAGCACCACAAGTATGACTATTGCTTTAGGTGTTCAGACTTTTACCATTGAAATAAATAAAGCTTTTTCACTTGGTCAAACAGTCATCATTGCAAGAACATCTTCGCCAACTACTCAAATGTCAGGCATTATTACAGCATATACGACAAAGCAATTTTATCTACTTTACCTTTGTTCATAATTAGATCAAAAGCATTAAAAGAACTATTACCATCTTTATGTGTTTTCCAAAAGCTAAAAGCAATCACAAGAAAGGCAATTGCTAAGATTAAATGCATCGTCTCAAATTTCATGCCAGCACCTTTAATGCTCGATCATACAATTCTTCTCTGTCCTTGATGCCGTTTAATCCACCGTTAATCTTTTTTGTGATCCGGATAAAATCACGCTTATCTGCCAAATCATTTAACATGCGCGAGTTCCAGAACCAAGCAGCCGTTAAACATGCGTTCTCGGGCGCTTCTAACAGTTCAGGGCTTGCGACACATGGAATCCCTAATTCCTTCTCAACCTGCGCATAATTGGCGCGTCCTGTGATCTGAATTAATCCTCTGCCTTTATATCTGACGCCATCACCTAGATTAACATTGCCTAAGTTCGCCCGACCTTCATACGCTTTACCGCTTGCCAATTCACGAACGTATCTTAGTTGACCGGATTCATGCCCAATCTGAGCCAAGAAAGCCGCAATGCGCAAAGGAGTATTAATCTGATAGCGCTCCATCGCTTTATTCAAAGGCTCCAAAAATATATCTGCTCGCGCCTTGGCAAATGGATATATTTTTAAAAGCTGGTCTTTATTGATTAGCATCTTCATTACCTTTTGAATCTTCTTCTTTGCCAGCTTTCCACTTTTTATAAACGTCATAAACGTGTTTTACAATTAGCACGACAGATAAAACCCCTGCGGCAATTGTGGCAAATAATTGAGCGTATGACTGCATTTCAGCAAGCCCTAAAGCAGCCGTCCCAGCAGCAACCGAAGCCGCTACAGCTTTGCTTTCTATCGCTCGATTCGCAACCTCATGAATTGCCTCCCTTACGCTTGCGTCCTCGCTTAGCCTTGTTACGTGCTTCAACATAGATTGCCACTCCCTTTAGGATTAAAACGACAAAGTAAATACACAAAATTATTATCCTGTACCACTCCATCATTTTTCCTTATTATCAGCAGCCGCAAAAATTGCAATATTAATAGAACTTTAATTGATCCATTATATATCCAGATTGGCAGTTCAAAATGATAAATCAGACCGCCTATAAATTGGAATGCAAGCACAAATAATGCCAGAAGCAAAACATCAATTACTTCTTGATAGCTTCCTACTTTTGCAAAAATAGGTAGAATAAGGAATGAAAATGCGCCAGCTACTATGTAATAAATATCTGGCGACATTGTAAAAATTGATCCTAAGAAAGAAAACGAAATATTCTCTCTTGGGATCAAATCAAGAACAAGCTTTGAGACAACCTCAAAAAATATCAAGATTGCAGCTAGCTTTAATCGCGTAATCATTTTGATTTGCGTTTCTTACTTGTTGCATCTGGTTCTGGCGTATAAGGCGGCTTCTTAGGCTTAGTTGGACCATCACCACCAATAGTTAAATGTTTCATAGCTTCCTCTCTTTGGTTAAAAAATACATCGTAATGTTACCGCATTTCTGGATGAAATTGCGTTCTTAATTTCTCTTTTTCATACGCCCTCTTGCAATGGTTCATGTCCCATTCCTGCCAATAAAAAACAAGATTAGCAATAAAAGCAAACCACACATAAGGCTTACGATGCTGTAAGCGACCGCATCTAGAAGAAAAAGTTTCATCAGCCCATGTATTCCACGAGAACGGAAATAGAAACACATTTAAGAATTGGTCAAACGCAATAAACATTTGAACTAACCCATGTTTAATTAATTTCCACATATCAACCTCTCTGATAAATTTGCGGCCAGCCCATTCGCCAATTGTACGAATCTGGATCACTAGATAAATCTAATGCGTTTTTATGCTCAACAGCTTTTGCAAACATGGCTGCATCACTTGCAGCAGCAGCAGCAAAGATTTGCCCTGCTAAAGTAGGAGTCATTAAAACATAGCCGTTATCCATCGTTTTCCACTGTATCCCCGAAGGCATATTTGCGCCCATCATAACCAGCGACATTTGCTGAGTGCGTGAAAACGTATCCGAGTGGAACCAATGCACCCCAACTTTATACCCGCCATTTTGCACAAGACTATCACGATACTTTTTAATCTCATCCCAAATCCGAGCGCGTTTATCTGCTAAGCTTTCAGGGTCAACCTTTTGAAAAGAAGTGCCACCAAGCCAAAGATCGCCAATATTTCCACCTAAGCTTGCGTCAATTAGATTCGGTGCGAACGATAAAGAATCGACTTCAATCGTATTTACAATCTTGTTATTTTCAATAATATGCGCTTGCATTACATGATCCCCCAAAGTTGCAACTCACCACGGCCACCCGCACCAGAAACGGCAGCTACGTTATCTGTTGATATGGCACATCCACCTCCACCACCTCGGACACCACCCGCTGTTCCAGTTCTTGAGCCTGTACCAAATGCAGCAGCGCCACCAGCGCCACCATAATTAGAAGTCCCAATTGCTAAAGCGGAATAGTTAGTGCCGTTCCACCAAACCGATTGACCGGGAATGCCTCCATAAACGCTATTACCCGCCACTCCTGAGATTGTTGTACTACCAGAGACATAATTTCCTGTTGTTCCTGCGCCTCCATAAACACTATTTCCACCATCAGCCATTCTAATATCAATGGCTGCGCTTGCATTTATAGAAAACCCAGCACCACCACCGCCATAGGTACTATCTCTTTGCGCATAAACTTTTGCAAAAGTATCGGAAAAAGTAATAACAGCAGCAGCAGACATTCCACCATCAGGCTTGCCACCAATAGTTGCGTTAGCTCCGTAAGTAGCATACACAAAAGTTTTACTTTGGGTTCCAGCCCCTGAAATCCCGCCAGCAACCCAAGCGGTACTTGCACCAGCAAATCCACCGTAAGCCGTAAAAACTCCAAAGGTACTATTACCACCGTCAACCCCACCAACTGTTGCGCCAGATGTTGCGGTAACAGCCGTACCACCTGCACCAATCGTAAAACTTACGGAAGATGGCATGTCTGCAAATAGATACCAAATTGGTGTGCAAGCTGCTGACCCGCCACCAACCAAAGACGTTGAGGCAGCCCTAGTTGCCATTCCACTTGCCCCGCCACCCCAAAGCAAACCGCCAAAAGCAGCGTAGCCGGGTGCTCTAGTAAAAGTTGATGATGCTGTTGCAGTTAAAAAGAATGGTGTTATAACTATTGATGAAATAGTAGTTCCGTCGCTATTAAACCTGCGCTCTTCGCCGGGATACATTATGTAAGTACCCTCAAAATCAATTGTCACATTTCCTGTCCCACCGTTCTTTACATAGGCAAACCATCCACTGCCTAAATTTGCTGGAGTATTAGCCGACAATATTAAAGTTGTCGTACAAATAAAATATTTACTTATTCCTGCTGCTTGAAGCGTAGAGTTTGTAGTAAGCACTGTGCGAACTAATGTTGCCCCCGGTGATCCTTGCAACCCTCTTTGCCCCGACAAACTAATTGTCCAATCGCTGTATGTACCACCGCCATTAATAATAGATACTGTCACTTGCATTGAGCCTGTATATGGAATGTTTGCTGTAATAATGCCTGACGTTTTGCCAGTTGTCGAAGCT